GATGTTCCCACGTCGTCAGATGCTTATACATCTTGTGGTAACACTCGTGCAGTACAAGGAACCGTAGCTCTGGGTCAGTCAACCCATCAACGAACGTCCTACCATACTGCTCATCGCGGCCATTGGTACAAGCGGTTGGGACGGTATCACTCACCGTCCGGTCGCCCACCATCAGCACACTTGAGAGACCCACGTACTTGTCGTGCGCCATGACAGACATCACTGCCTTCTCTAACCGCTGCTCGGCAGTCAGTGCTTGGTTAAGTGCTAACATGCTTCCTCCTTATTTGTCTGCTGTAAACAGATAGTTGTTGTCCATCGCCCACTGCGTGAACTTCTTGTTGGTCATCACCATCGATTGCTTGGTGTACTTCTTAGACCGAACACCATTGGCGAACACACCCTGCGCTTCCTTGGATAGGCGCAACATGTATGTCATCCACTGGTCAACCCAATCCCGTTCGAGTGTGGCTAACACCTTATACACAACCATCATCACAGCACCCGCACTGGTCGGCACTAGCGCACCACTAGGATCAGACTTGATCGAATCGATAGACGGCAACTGATCGGCAAGCCTAGCAAACGCCATCATGTCACCCGCTGCTGACCCACCGATGGTACCAATCAGCAAAGACGTTAGTGTCTTGTCATCGAACTTGTCGCGTACCTTCATCCAATCACTGGCAGCTTCGAGTGAACGCGGAGTCACAAACGCCGTACGGGTAGACCTTGGGTGATACACATAGTCGTTATCCTCGGGATCTTGCACGTCGCGGAAGTCAGCGAACGCCTTGTCGTTGTTGCGACACCAACCCAACACAGTAGGATCGACACCGTTGTTGATACCCCACTCGATCCATTGCTCCCACGTTGGCTTGGTAGACTCGATCACCGTCAGGCGATTACAGGCGTGTGCTGGTAACAAGTCACCGACACCCTCACCACCTAGGTTCGTCGTCGCAAACACAATGCTGTCAGGATGCAGGGTATAACTACCGATCTTACGTTCGAGCATCATACGCAATAGCGCGAGCTTGACCGCTGGGTTGGACTTACCGAACTCATCAATCATCAGGATGATCGGCTTGTCATTGTGTGCACCCAACTCCTCGTTGGTCAGGTACCGCACGAACCCACTGCCATCTTCTACCCGCATGATATCTGGGATCGTGATATCCCCCAGATCCTTGGTGGTACAGTCGAAGTAACACGGCACATGCTTGGGCAGCTCCGCTGCTAACATGTTTAACAGGGATGACTTACCCGTACCCATGTGGCCTTGCACAAGTATGGTACGTTGATGACCACCGGCAATGATTGCTTGGGCGATCTCGTCTAGGTTTACCGCATACAGATTGGCTGATGTTGCCATTTTATGTCCTCCTTCATTGGACTGGTTGTTGTAGTATGGAATTCCATACTGGTTTGGTTAACACGTTACTGTTACACACACTTACCACTGGGCACGAAACGTACCGGTGCCTTCGTAGAAGCTGATGTCACTACCGCTTGTTCCTATGCACTCGGTTGTACCTCGCATACTCCCGCGTATCGACATGCTTGAAAAAGTGCATCGTCTCGCTCGAATACATATACATGTAGTGATACTTGGCCTCCTCATCCATCCCGTTACGGATGGCATCATCGAACGCGTCCTTCGGGTGCAGCATCGTGCGCCCATGCTTGTACCACATCTTGTCTTCCGCTGCGCTGTATCTCATCGCTCTAACTCCTTCAGTTTGAGTTCTATCCACTTGTCTGCGCGTAGGATTTCCACAAAGTGTAACGCTTGGTGTAACTCTCCCAGATTACCGTTCATGGCTTCTTGGATTGCAGAACTAATCCGATCTAACACCCACATTTCATAGTCATTCATCTCGTTCTCCCTACTAGTGTGTTTTACAAGTCAATGGTTGGTAGGCTGCTGATAACGTCTTCTACCACCGATCTGGTTTCGGCACGAAGGTGGCTGTCCTCCTTGAGCGCCTCGGGTGATATCGGCAACTTACCTACACCGCGAAACTGATCTTCGAGCTTGGTGCGTATCGCCTCCATCTGGGTATCACCCGTCAGGTTGCACGTCTTGAGCATGTCGATCATATCAAGCACGCCATCGAACGTCGTATTGTGCAACGGCTTGCGCTTCTCACCCTTGTTGTAGTCCAGACTGTTGTGCAGTCGTTCGAGATACTTGCGGGTACGGTTGAACACATCCCCCATCGCCTTGGTGATCTGCGCCTCGTAATGCTCCTGATATTGTGTTTTCAGGAGTGCCGCTTGTTCGTTGCCCATGTCAACCCGAAAGTCACCGGCCTCGGGCACAGGTGAATAGGTCACGTTGAACGCAAACTTACGGGCCAGCTCATGCACAGAAACATAGTCGGCATCGTTGAACAGGTCGCCCAACTTGGTGCGAGACTGGATGATCTCCCAATCGTACACATCGAGGAACGCTTGCACCAAACGATTGAACTCCTGCTCGAACGCTGTCATCTGCGCTTGGTAGTCGAAGAACATGGCAGTCGGAACTAATCGCTGACCGAGATCTGACCACGGCATTGTCAGGGTATAATGTATGTTGCGGGAATTGGCAACGAAGTCTTGAACCGCTCTCAACTCGGCGCAATCACCTAGCAACTTCTTACTGACGTTGGCGGTGCCTGACTTAGCATTATTTTGCAAGGTGACCTGCGCTGATGCGCTCTTGTCTTTCTTGCGTCCTGTCCAGACCGACGCGCTAAACTCGACGATCATGGCGCTTGATTGTATCGACGGGGCCGACACGTTGGGTACTGCTGTTAACATGTTATCCATTCTTATATCTCCATAAGATGTTTATGTGACGCAGTATGGAATTCCATACTGGGTGAAGTGCTGACGGAATGCCCCACTCACAAACACATTATGACACAGTTAGCGTCTGATGTCAAATGATGAAGGAGGGTCGAGTATGGTGTAGTTGTGTGTAGTACAGTGAATGTTCTTGAATGTTCCGGTAATGTTCGGTTGGAAAATGGCGCAAGTTATTGATAAGCAAAGAATGTAGTGAATGTTCGGTAATTCTGGTGAGGAGACTCTAGCTCCGCCTTAGAGAGAAGGCAGGAGATTTTTAGGAACAAAGGAGCTGATAAGATGTTAGAGAGACGGTTTGAATAAAAAGAGAGTTAAGTAATTTTATTTACAGAACATTATTAAAATATATATATATATAGGGCTTTTTGTATCCAAGACAATAGACCCAACTACACGAGACTACACGGAAATACACCAAACATAATGTAGTAGAACGTAGTCGTGATTACCGAACATTGCAGGAACATTACCCCTTTTTACCGAACATTGCGGAACATTACCGGTATGGAATTCCATACTGCGCTAGACGCGCCGTGCTACTACGGGAACTGGTATCAACAACGTGTTTCTCTGTCGGCTCGACCTGATGCGGCGCGCTACTACGGGAACTGGTATCAAATTTATTTGAGACAAAAAAAAGCCCCTCCGAAGAGGGGCCAGTTGGTTAGTGCTTGGGTTCAGTCTTGCCTAGATCAGCCAAGATATCATTCAACCTGCTGATGTGTTGCTGAGTCTTGAATCCTTTCGGTAATTCGTTCTCAGGATTTAGCAGTAGTTTTTTGGCAGAGTCTAACATTGTCGCCAGTTTCTCAGCCGCTGATTTCTCGCTGGCCTGTTTAACTGCCTCTGCAGGGTCAACCCCTTGGGCGATTAACTCAGCCTTGACCAGCCGTTTTTCTAGCGAGACCTTGTAGTCCCTCAGCTTGCTAGATACCACTGCCTGTTCAGAGTCCCTCTGATCCCATTGCTCGGTCTTCATATCGGCCTTTTTGCCTAGGTACCTATTGAGGCCAGCCTTATTGTATAGCGCCAAGGTAATCCTCTGCTTGATCCATTCCCTAGACTCAGTACCACTAGCGAAGTCTTCTGGCGTCCAGCCGTCAGACTCAAGGCGGTCAAGCACTAAACCTCTTGCCGTCATTGTCGCCATCTCTTTGCGTTGGTGGCTTTCAATATCCTTTGCTAGTGCCAGTGACATCTTGCCATTGAAGCCCATTGTTAGCGTACCTGCTGCTTTTGAATTACTCATAATTTATATCTCACATTTAAGTTTATATACCAGTATGGAAATCCATACTGCGGGCCAAGGGTTAATCCCTTCGACTTGTAAACAAGTTAACATGAGATGGTGGATAGTCCAGCAATAACTAGGGTCGCGTGATGATCTGGATCTGGCTGGCTGGCTGGCCGTTTTCTGACATGGCGACCCCTACCTACCCCCTATGCACCACTTCTCCTACAGGGACTCCAGCATTACTATAGCATTACTAATTTACACGAATAATGACCGTTTTTTTGAGTTCAGACCCCCCACCCCCTCTATATAGGAACACCCCCCGGTAGGAGTCCCAACCTCCTTGCATAAAAAATTATTTTTCGGTATAAACCGTTTTAAACGGTTAGGTACGTAGTTATGGCAGAGCGAAGACCAGAGTGGCGAGCGTTGGGGTTTAGTAGTCCTGAAGCCTACGCAGATGCTGTCGCTGCATCTAGAGAAATGCTTGATATCGAATATATCATGGGGGTTCAGGATAAATTACCCGAAGGGTACAAGATGAACCAAGGGCCGGGTAAGGTACTCACCGCACTCGGACTATACGGCGATCAAACAGATAACCCACAATTCAGCCAACCTGCAAACATAAGAAGTTATACCAGACCTATAGGCAGTACCGGCTCTAGGACATTAGGGCGATACGTAACCCCCTACCAAAATTATGCCGGTGCCATGTCTTTACCGGAATATGAAGAGATACTTAGCGATCGATTTAGTGGTATTCAGGCCGCTATGGTTGGTGGCCCTACCCAAGAGGATGATGTTTTTGTAGATCAGACACTACAATACAATAAAGTTGAAGGGCGTCCATACGAAAATACGTTAAAGCATGAGTTGCGGCATAGAGGGCTTGCTTCCGAAAGAGTACAAGATTACTTAAAACAAAGAGAGACAGGAAAAAAAGACCCCACTGCTGGTAAGGGGGAACATAGAATATACGAACTTATACGGCAGTTGCAGACAGGAGAAAGATCTCCAGACGACTTATATAGCTGGGAAAAACGGAATTTACGGCAGTTTGGAGATCTAGAAGCAGAGATTCTAGAAGGTATGACCGAAGAACAACGTATGAGGTTAGGGTTCTTACCGGAAGAACCGGGATTCCTAGATAAGTTAATGAGTATAATGGATTAATGTTGCAAAAAATTATTTTTGGTGTAAATTGGTGCCATTAGATACTAACCAGTGTATATCTATGACAGTGATGCTTCAGCCAGAAGTCGGTATACCCATATCAGCGGACATGCCGTACCTAGATCTTAAAGTCCGTGCGGAAGCTGCGTGCAATACTGCTTTGTTATTGGCAGAACATGGGCTAGACATCACCCCAAACAAAGAAGACAAAGACGTAGCGGCTGGTATAGCAATAGATTACGCAGAAAACCCAGAGAAAACCTCTAAGACACTATCAGTTACCCGCTCTTCTAAGCTAACACCCGCCTCGTTAGTACTTACTAACAGCATCCTACAAGAGTTTGGACAGTCTGTGGCCGAGAGTGCCACCCAGATACGACATCTTGTCACCAACAAGCTCCTGTTAGAGTCAGAGAACCCAGACCCACGGGTAAGAATCCGTGCCCTAGAGCTGTTAGGTAAGATCTCAGACGTTAGTTTGTTTGCAGAGAAGTCAGAAGTCACTATAACGCACCAGTCTACGGACGATCTACGTGCCAAGCTGCGTCAAAAGCTGGAGAAGTTGGTCAATCCGCCAGAAGAGTTGGGTGCCCCTATCGTATTTGAGGGCGAAGTAATCGACATTGATGCTGAATTAGGTATAGAACCGGCTAAACCCGAGGTAGACGAAGAGTATGACGATGAGTGAAGTCGCATTTGACTTTACAGAGGATGAAATCCAAGTGATGTTGGATAATCTTGACGAGTATACGCAAGATGAAGTCCTTGAGATCGATAAATTAGTTGAGGAACTGAGCGCACGTAAGAGAAGTAAGTTAGCGTACGACGATTTGATAGAATTCTGCAAGGCGATGATGCCTGAGTTTATTGTGGGTAAACATCACCGCATACTGGCCGACATGCTGATGGCAATTGAGGGTGGGGACAAGGATCGGGTATGCGTAAACATACCCCCACGTCACGGTAAGTCCCAGTTAGTTTCTATCTTCTATCCAGCGTGGTATTTGGGCAGAAACCCTAATAAAAAGGTCATGATGGTGTCTCATACTACCGATTTAGCGGTAGATTTTGGCCGTAAAGTACGTAATTTAATCAATACTGACGCCTATAGATCAGTGTTTCCTACGGTTAATTTGGCCTCTGATTCTAAGTCTGCAGGCCGGTGGAACACCAGTGTAGGGGGTGAATACTATGCCTGTGGGGTAGGTTCTGCCCTTGCTGGACGTGGTGCTGACCTGCTTTTGGTGGATGATCCACATTCTGAGCAGGACGTTATTAACGGTAACTTCTCGGTATTTGAGAAAGCCTATGAGTGGTACACGTTTGGGGCACGTACGCGTCTTATGCCCGGAGGGCGGGTAGCGATTATTCAAACCCGTTGGCACATGGATGACCTGACAGGCCGTGTTGTGCGGGATATGACTCAGAACGATAAAGCTGATGAGTTCGAGGTGATCGAGTTCCCTGCGATCCTAGAGACCTCGGATAAGAAGACGGGTAAACCCGTACAGAAGCCGCTGTGGCCTGAGTTCTTTGACTTAGACGCTTTGCTACGGACTAAGGCGTCGATGCCGGTCTTTCAGTGGAACGCTCAGTATCAGCAGGAACCTACGGCGGAAGAAGCTGCCATCGTTAAGCGTGAGTGGTGGAGTATCTGGACGAAGGAAGATCCGCCCAAGTGCGAGTATATTATCATGTCATTAGACTCTGCTGCGGAGAAGCACAACCGTGCTGACTTTACAGCCCTGACGACGTGGGGTGTCTTCTTTAATGAAGAGGTAGAAGCGTACAACATCATTTTGCTGAACAGTATTAAGAAGCGGTTGGAGTTTCCCGAACTAAAAGAGCTGGCGTTAGAAGAGTATGCTGACTGGGAACCCGATGCGTTCATCGTGGAGAAGAAAAGCTCTGGTGTGGCGATCTATCAGGAGATGCGCCGTATGGGACTGCCAGTACAGGAATATACCCCTCATAGAGGATCTGGTGATAAACTAGCGCGTTTAAACTCGGTAGCAGATATTGTAGCATCAGGTATAGTATGGGTGCCCGAAACTCGCTGGGCAGAAGAAGTAGTTGAAGAGATTGCTGGATTTCCCTTTATGAGCCATGATGACCTAGTGGATTCGACAGTCATGGCACTGATGCGTTTTAGGCAAGGTGGATTCATACGCTTACCAACTGATGAACCTGATGACATACGTTACTTTAAACAACGACGTGGCGGGTATTACTAAGAGTATAAATTATGGCAATTGAAAAAGGCTTGTATGCTGCACCAGAAGGTATCGATGATCTGCTCGAAGGCGAGATGATGGACGGCGATATGATGGGTGCACAGTTAGAGATCGAGATCGTTGATCCTGAAATGGTTACGTTGTCTGATGGCAGCATGGAGATTACGTTAGTCCCTGATGCAAACGAAGCAGACCTCATGGGGTTTGATGCCAACCTTGCTGAAGCGTTAGATGATAATGATCTACAGGGGCTTGCACAGGATTTGATTGGGCTTATCGATGCAGATATCGAAAGCCGAAAAGATTGGGCTGATACGTTTGTCAAAGGACTAGACGTATTAGGGTTCAAGTACGAAGAGCGCACAGACCCGTGGGAAGGTGCCTGCGGGGTTTACTCTACTGTACTGGCCGAAGCCGCGATACGTTTCCAAGCAGAGACGATGAGCGAGACTTTCCCAGCCGCTGGCCCCGTACGTGTAAAGATCCTAGGAGCAGAAACACCCGAGAAAGCCGAAGCCGCTGAAAGAGTAAAAGCGGATATGAACTATGAGCTGACTGAGCGCATGGTTGAGTACCGGCCCGAGCACGAACGGATGTTATACAGCCTAGGACTAGCGGGGTCTGCGTTTAAGAAGGTGTATTTCGACCCTAATTTAGGGCGTCAGGTTGCTATCTATGTGCCTGCAGAGGACGTTATTGTGCCCTACGGCGCGTCCCACATTGAGACTGCAGAGCGTGTTACCCACGTCATGCGGAAGACCAAGAACGAGCTTAAGAAGCTTCAGGCTATGGGGTTCTACAAAGAGGTAGACCTCGGTGATCCACAGCCGTTCCATACAGACATCGAGAAAAGAAAGGCCGAAGAAGGTGGCTACTCTATTACTGACGATGATCGATATGCGATATACGAAGTCCATGCCGACCTTATTATTGACGGTATTGACGATGATGAAGACGAGATTGCAAAACCGTACGTTATCACGATTGAACGTGGTACGAACAATATCCTAGCAATTCGGCGTAACTGGAGCGAAGAAGACCCGTTGATGCTGAAGCGTCAGCACTTTGTTCATTACGTCTATGTACCGGGGTTTGGGTTCTACGGCCTTGGCTTGATCCACATTATCGGTGGGTATGCTCGCGCAGGTACCTCGCTGATTCGTCAGTTGGTCGATGCAGGTACGCTGTCTAATCTTCCCGGTGGGTTGAAGTCTCGTGGCTTACGGATTAAGGGTGATGATACGCCCATCGAGCCGGGGGAATGGAAGGATGTGGATGTGCCGTCTGGTAGTATCCGCGACAACATCATGCCGCTTCCGTACAAAGAACCAAGCCAAACACTGCTTGCGCTACTTAACCAGATTACCACTGAGGGTCGCCGGTTAGGGGCTATCAGTGATATGAACATCTCTGACATGTCGGCTAATGCTCCGGTAGGAACGACGCTGGCGCTGTTAGAACGTACGCTTAAGCCAATGGCTGCGGTACAGGCTCGTGTTCATTACGCTATGAAGCAAGAGTTCAAGATGCTCAAGACAATTATGTCTGAGTATGCGCCGACCGAATACGACTATATCCCTGCACGGGGAGAAGTTAGTGCTAGGGTAGCGGATTACATGATGGTGGACGTGATCCCCGTCAGTGATCCAAACAGCTCTACGATGGCGCAACGGGTTGTACAGTACCAAGCGGTACTCCAGATGGCCCAGTCTGCCCCACAGATATATGACCTGCCACAGCTACACCGGCAGATGATTGAGGTATTGGGCGTTAAGAATGCGGATAAGTTAGTTCCGACTCAAGACGATCTCAAGCCTACTGACCCCGTTAGTGAGAACATGGATGCGTTGAACGGGAAACCGTTGAAAGCGTTTATCTATCAAGATCACGACGCGCATATCACAACGCACCAAGCGTTTATGCAAGATCCTATGGTCGCTCAAATGATTGGCCAGAACCCACAGGGACAAGCCATTATGGCTGCTCTGCAAGCGCACTTAGCGCAACACTTAGGGTTTAACTACCGTAAGCAGATGGAAGAAAAACTTGGAGCACCGCTCCCTGCACCGAACGAAGAACTCCCCGAGAGTATCGAAATATCCTTGGCGCAATTAATGGCCCAAGCAGGTACCCAACTTACTCAAAACCACCAGCAGCAACAAGCACAGACGGAAGCGCAGCAACAAGCGCAAGATCCTATCGTGCAAATGCAACAAGCGGAACTGCAAATTAAACAGCAGGAAGTGCAACGCAAGATGCAAAAAGACGCCGCTGATATTCAAATCCGCCAATCAGAACAAGAACGCAAGTCGCAAAAAGATGCGATTGATGCAGCCTTGGACGCGGAACAACTTAAGCTCGACCAACAAGAACTTGCTATCGAGGCCCAGAAAGACGGGATCAAGATAGCTATCAGCAAACGTACTGATGAAAACAAGTTAGATGTAGAGCTTATGCGACTTATAGAGCAACAAAATAAGGGTGAATAATGGCTAAAACCATTTTTGACGTGCTTAAAGATAAGCTAGAGGAAGATAAATCCTCGGCACTACAGTTTCTTGGAGGGGGTGGAGCTAAAGACTTCGCTCAGTACAAGGAGGTTACAGGTATGGTTCGGGGTCTCGAAACCTGTATCAATTATGTAGAAGACCTCTCACGCAATATGGAAGAGTACGATGGGTGAAGCAATAGAAACGTTAGCACCAGAAGAGATGTTAACACCGGAGGAGATCGAGGCGCAGTTACCGAAACCTGTAGGGTATAGGGTGCTAGTCGCGTTACCGCAAGTAGAAGAGACGTTCGGGGAAACCGGACTGCTTAAATCTACTACAACAATGAACCAAGAACACATTATGTCGATTATCGGCCTTGTGTTGGATATGGGCGAGCAAGCCTATTCTGATGAAGACCGGTTCCCGTCAGGCCCGTGGTGTAAAGCGGGTGACTATGTGATGTTCCGTATGAACACGGGTACTCGGTTTAAAGTTGGTGGGGTAGAGTATCGTTTGATGAACGATGATTCTATAGAAGCCATTGTAGCTGACCCCCGTGGTATCACACGAGCATAAGGAGTAAGATATGCCTTTTCAAAAAGTAGAATATAACTTTCCTGATGAAACAGAGGAAAACTTTGAGATCGAAATTGAACCATCTAGCGCAGAAACAATTGACCTGTCAGGTAAAGCTAAAGCCGAGCCTAAAGCAGAGGCAGCAGAACCTGAAGTTCTTGTGGACGACGATGACGATGAATATGAAATTGAAATTGTTGACGATGCTCCCGCACAGGACGATGACGATGTATCAGATGACGTTACTGAAGAGGAGCTTGGCGATTACTCTAAGAAAGTACAGAAACGCATTAACAAGCTCACTGCACAACGTCGTGAAGCAGCTAGAGAAAAAGAAGCTATCTTACGTGAGCGTCAAGAGCTTGAAACGTTTACTAAACAGCTTATGGAGAAGAATAAAGAATTACAGAATTCAGTTGTTGAGGGTCAAGAGGCTGCTCTAGAGCAAGCTAAACGAACCGCTGCGGGTGAGGCTATCCTCGCCAAACGTGCTTACAAACAAGCATACGAAGCGGGGGATGCGGATAAGCTAGTAGAAGCCCAAGAGAAGTTAACCAATGCCAAAATAAAGGCGGATAGGTTAAACACCCTCAGACCACCTGCTTTACAAGCGGATGAGAATCCTGTACAAACAGGAACTGAAGAACAAATTACAGCTCCAGTACCCGTCGATGAGCGAGCAAACAGTTGGGCAGCGTCCAACACATGGTTCGGCCAAGACGATGAAATGACAAGCCTAGCATTGGGGCTGCACACGAAGCTTGTCAAACTGGGAATAGACCCCCAGAGCAGTGAATACTACGAGCAAATTGATGCTCGCATGAAACAAGTATTTCCCGAACAATTTGAGGGACAAGGTGAAGTAGCTAACAAACCGAAAAGACAATCTAATATAGTGGCTCCCGCAACGCGAAGTACAGCTCCTAAGAAGATTACTCTTTCGCCCACGCAAGTCGCACTTGCAAAACGTTTAGGGCTAACACCAAAACAGTACGCTTTACAAGCGGCTATAGACATGAGGAAACAATAATGGCTACAAACAGAATTGATCGTGAATTAACGACCCGTGAAAAAACAGTCCGTAAGAAAGGGTGGTCAAGACCAGAAGTTCTGCCTTCACCTTCTCCAGAAGACGGGTACGCTTTTAAATGGGTTCGTGTAAGCACACAAGGTCAGGTTGACGCCACGAATGTTTCTTCAAAGCTCCGTGAAGGTTGGGAGCCTGTAAGGGCAGAAGATCATCCCGAAATTACAATGGTCGCCGTTGAAAACGAACGGTTCAAAGACAATGTTGTAATCGGCGGTCTGATGCTTTGCAAAGCTCCGTCTGAACTACCAGAAGAGCGAAACGAACATTATGAAAATCAAAATAATGCTCAGATCCTTTCTGTAGACAACAGCCTCATGAGAGAGAACGACCCTCGTATGCCGCTATTTAACGAGCGGAAGACGAAGGTTACTTTTG